GCTCTTCCGATCTCACGAAACAAGGACTGGGCTTCCTGGAAGTTCCCCGCATGGGTCAATCACTTCGTCTACCGCAGGCCGACGGACAAGCTTGACGTACGCAAGGTGCAGGAGATCCTTCGACGTCACGACTACCCGTCTCAAGAAGCGCTAGAAAAGATGTTTCAAGTAGACTCCGAAATCCTGTCGCGGCTCATGTCGATGACCGAGGAGACTTTCAACCAGGAAATTGCCGCTGACTTCACCGAGTTCGTAGGTAAGGTATTCAAGCAGTTCGACGAGGACTACCACGTTCGGGATTTGAAGTTCGACCCGGATTGGCGCACTTTCGCCTGCGTCGACTACGGCTTCACCAACCCGAACGTGTGGCTGCTGTGCCAAGAGGGATACCTCGGAGAGATCAACGTCTTGGATGAGTTCTACATGCCCGGGTTGACGCCGGCCGAGTTCGCCGCGGAGATCAAGTCTCGCGGTCTTTGCCCTCAGGGGTTGCAGACGTTCTATCCGGACCCTGCGAGCCCGGGCGACACACGGCAGTTGGAGAAGTCCCTGCGGGTCAAGCACACCCCGAGTTCGGACAAGGACGGGCAAGGCCTGAAAGAGCGGATCGACGCCATCCGCAAGGCGCTGAAGCCCATGCTGCACCACATTCCGGCCGACCACATCGGCAACCGACCGCGGCTTCTGATTGACCGGAAGTGCACAAACATGATTCGAGAGTTCGGGGTCTACCGCTACCCCGAGACTCGCGGCGAGGACAAGGACAAGAACGGCCCCGAGTTGCCGATGAAGAAGGACGACCACACTCCAGAAGCCCTCGGTAGGTTCTTCGCTGCTACGGGAACCCCGGCTGTCGAGGCTGCTCGGAGTCGCGTTTCCAATGTCCACATAGGAGGATGAAGTGTCTCGCTACGTTCCGACGGATGGCGAACCCGTCACCACTTGCTTCTGTCACCGGCCCGGACATGAGCCAGGCACAACGGGATGCGTGTTCGTCACGTACACGTATTGCGGTTGCTCGGGGCTACCTTCGCGGCACGAGTACGGCGTCGAGGGCTGCAAGACCCGACAGGCAGGCCATCGCGAAGGAGACCAGCCGGTGCCCACACCGAGCGGAAGACCAATCGTGCACGAACTCGTGATCGAGGACGTCCGGCAGCGTCTCGCGTACGGGACGGCCCGCTACGGCACTGGGTTGCAGCCGTTCAACGGCCGGAGTGCGTTGCGTGACGCCTACGAGGAACTGCTCGATCTCGCGGCCTACCTCCGACAGAGGATATGGGAAGAAGAAAACCCCAAAGAAGCCCCGATCGCCCCCGAGGAGTGTGGCTGATGTTCAACCCTTACGAGTCCGCGAAGCCCTTCTTCGCCCCCGCGGACAAGCCCGGGCACGTTGTGGACACCATAGATCAGGACCGGGTGCAGAGCTACTCGCTGTATGACCGGATCTACTGGTCTGTGCCTCAGACGTTCCGATTGCTGAAGCGCGGAAATGACAACGCTCCGATCTACCTGCCTTCGGCCCGCAAGATGATCGAGGCGTGCAACCGTTTCCTCGCGGTGAACTTCGGAATCCTGGTGACCGGCACCGACTCTTCGGAGGAGAAAGTCGAGCTACAAGGTCTCGTATTGAAGATCTTCAAGCGCGAGAACTTCTGGACGAAGTTCAAGTCGCAGAAGCGATACGGTCTCATCCGCGGTGACGCGATGTGGCATCTGGTCGCCGACCCCGACAAGCCCGAGGGAGAGCGGCTCTCGATCTACGAACTCGATCCCGCCACTTTCTTTCCGATTCGTGATCCAGACAATTTGGAGAAGGTGATCGGCTGCCACTTGGTCGACATCATCGTCGATCCGGACGACCCGAACAAGACGAAGCGGGTGGCCCGACGACAGACCTACCGAAAGGAGGAAAACGGAGCTATCTCGTCGGAACTCGCGCTTTTCGAGACGAACGCATGGGACGACCGGAACCTGAAGCCGGCAGACATCAAGCTGATCAAGCGAATCAAGCCAAAGTTCGAATTGCCGCCGTCGATCACCCACCTGCCGGTATACATGGTTCCCAACAACCGCATTCCCGGACTCGGCCCGCTCGGGTACTCGGAGCTACTCGGAGTCGAACGGATCTTCGCCGCGGTGAACCAAGCAGTTTCCGACGAGGAACTCTCGCTCGCGATGGCCGGACTCGGGGTCTACTGGACCACCGCCGGTCCTCCGGTCGCCACCGACGGGAAGACGATCGTGCCATGGGACATCGGCCCTGCACGGATGTTGGAAATCCCAGCCGGAACCGAGATCGGCCGGCTTGCCGGGATCACGTCGGTGGCTCCGATGATCGACCACATGAACTTCATGCTCGACGAAACACAGGCCGGGCTCGGTATCCCGGACATCGCGGCCGGCAAGGTTGACGTCACCGTTGCCGAATCCGGAATCTCCCTTCAGCTCCAATTGAACCCGCTCATCGCGAAGAACGCGGAGAAAGAAGGGGTGTTGATCGAGACCTACGACCAGATGTTCTACGACCTCGTTCACGGTTGGCTGGTTGCCTACGAAGGCATCCCTGAAGCCACGACAGCGACGGTCGTGTCCGTGGCCGGCGACCCGATGCCGAAGAACCGAAAGGGTGAGATCGACGAACTCCTTGCTCTGGTCAACGCCAAGGTGATCAGCATTCAGGAATTCAGAGCAATTCTCGTCAAAAAGCACGGCTACGAGATCGACGCCGCATCGGACGGCGTCATCGCGGAAGCAGCCAAGCGCGCCCGCGCGGAAGACCCGTTCGCGCAGCGTCTCGCTGACGAAGAGCCGCCCGAGACCGGCGGAGCCGGCCAGGGTGCCGACAACAACGGCAACACCCTCCCGATCCCAGTGAGGACGTCATGACCGACGAGACCGAACGCCCCGAGGACACCGTTCGTCGCTTCGCTGCTCGAATTGGAGAGTTGGAGGCGTGGCAAACGCGTTACAAGGAAGCGGCAGAACTCTGGGACGCGCTTGAACTGAAGAAGAATGATCAAGTCACTGACGCTCTGCTGATCGCTCGTGTGGCTGATTTCGAAAAGGGCGGAACAGCTCTTTCGATGTCGACAACGGATGGGGTCGATTGGATCATTCAGCTAGGCATGATCCACGCTGCGGAGATGGTGATGCAAGCTGACGATCCGCAACGGAGCGACGATGACGACTGACATGCCCGAGGCGACGAAGGCCCGTCTCGTCGGGGCCGCCATTGCCGGAGCGGGGCGTGAGGTATGCGGGTTCGTGCTGAGGGACTGGGAACTTCTGCCGATGCGAAATGTGGCGGCAGGAGATTCCGAATTCGCCATGGACGATGACGAGTTGTTGACTGTTTATGCAAATCGGGGAAACAGTCTTCTCGGGGTGTACCACTCCCACCCCACGGGGAGGGAGACGCCGTCAGATGTGGACGCCATGTACGCGCCACATGGACTTCGGTACTGGATAATCACTAACCACAACGTGTACGAATGGGACATGAGCCATGACCCGCCCGTCGCCGTCTGCTGATCCCGCTCGGTTCTGGTTGCATCCGCTACTCCGGGTTGTCCGCCGAACCGAGACGGAGATCCGTCGTCTGCTCAACAAGGCCGCGGAAGCCGCTGCCTCAGACATCGAGCGGTTGTCGCCGGGGAACCCGATCCGTCGAGGACAGATGTCCGAGGCGTTGCGAGCCCTACGCGGCACCTTGCGTATCTTGTTCGCGGATGTGGGCGACACGGTCAAGGCCGGTCGGTTCGATGCCGCACAGGCCGCCATGCTGGCTTCGTATGAGTGGGAAGAACCGTATTACATCGCGGCTGGCTTGAACGCCGTGGAGCGCTCGATGTTGCGACGATCGACACTGGCCATGAGCCAACGGAACGTAGAGCTGATGTTGCGAAGGTTCAACACGGAACAAATCCCGCTGAGCCAACAGGTCTACAAGACGACGGCTCTTTCTCGTGGATGGGTGGATCGACTTATCAACACGGGCATTGGTCGTGGGTTGAACGCTCGGGAGATCGCATCCGAGGTTCGTCAGCACATCCGGCCATCCGTACGGGGTGGGGTGTCCTACGCCGCTCTTCGACTTGGACGAACTGAGCTGAATAACTCTTTTCACACAGCCGCTGTTTTATCCACTCAGGACAAGCCGTGGGTTCAGGCGATGCAGTGGCGGTTGTCGGGTAGTCACACAGATCCGGATATCTGTGACAAGTTGGCGGGGGAGGATAAATTCGGAATGGGAGAAGGAATCTTTCCAAAGGGTCAGGTCCCCAGGAAGCCTCATCCTCAGTGCTTCTGCTACGTCGTGCCATCCATGCAGGACGAAGACGAGTTCGTCGCGGCCTTCGCGCGCGGAGAATACGACAACTACTTTCAATAGGCTAGACTACCGGCAAGAGATCCCGGTCAGCTCCGACCGGGCGGTTTGGTACCGGAAACCACGGAGGCAAGACATGAGCCGTGCGCTCATTTTGGGGACGGTGGGACGCAAGCGGCTCATCTCCCTTTCCCCGATTGGGGTTGTGGAAGGTCGCGAGATCTTCCCGATTCGCGGTGCGGAAGAGGACACCACTGGCAACAGTGAGGACACGGGCTCCGAGGACGACGAGGAGACCGACGACGAGGAGACCGAAGAGGACGACGACGAAGAGGACGAGAAGGAGCCGAAGAACAAGCGCGATCGGCGGGGCAAGAAGCCCGCGGACGCGGCTTTCGCCGCGATGCAGCGCGAGATTCGGACCCTGAAGCGCGAGAAGGCGGCCCGGGAGAAGAAGGACCGGGAAGCCGAACTCGCAGGCAAGTCTGAAGTGGATCGTGTCACCGCAGAGCGGGACGACGTGAAGCAGGAACTCGAAAACCTTCGTTCGAAGTACTCATCGACAGTTGTCGAGTTGGAGATCATCAAGGCGTCCCACGGGAAGTTCAAGTGGGCCGATTTCGAGGATGTCCTGAACGACAAGAAGCTCCGTACCGCGATCGAAATCGACGACGACGGCGAGATCTCCGGCGTTGCCGATGCTCTGAAGGATCTTGCCAAGCGCAAGCCGCACTTCCTGTCCAAGTCCACTGAGGACGACGACAAGGGGAAGGGCGACAAGAGTCGGAACACCAACAACGGTTCCAGCTCCGGCAAGACCGGCGGGCAACCAGGCAACGGCGGGGGAAGCGGCGATCGAGAAGCGGACCGACAGGCGTTGGCGACGAAGTACCCTGCGCTGTCTCCGCTGATCGGGTAACTGACCCTCTGGACATTCGGAGAAAACCACATGAGTAGGTACGACAAATACGATCCGATGACGGGAGGTTTCCGTGCACCTCTCGCTGCCAACTTCGGGTACACCAGCTCACTTCCGGACCGGAAGCACGCCGACCTGTCGAAGCTCTTCGCCGTCGGCCTGAACACCTCTGGTCGACTCGGCAAGTTCGACACCACCGCGTTCCCGCGGTTCGCAGGGGTGCTGATCCTCACGGGTCCCAAGGGTGCCGGTGACATTGTGGACGTCATGACCGACGGCGAGATCGTCGATCTGGTCGACGGTGAGATCAAGGGTGCCGACACGCTCGGACCGGGTGTCTCGCTGTACGCCGACACGTCGGTCACCACCGGCCTGTTGACCACCACGGCGACCGCGATGCGCTTCGTCGGTTTCACGGTCGAGACGTCGCGCCTGATCGTGCGTTGCTCCTTCTCCGGGACGGGGGCCTGATATGGGCACGACAGTGATCGAGCGTCCATCTACGATGGTCCACCCGATGTTCACCAACATCCCGCTCACCCGGAAGCCGGCCGACGGTCACGAGTTGGTCGATCTTCGCGAACTGAAGATCTTCAACTCGATCATCGGTGCCGAAGGTGGTTACCACACCGAACAGGATGCCCTCGTCACGGCGACGACGGACGGCGTCGATCTGAACGCACTGTGGGCGGAGTTCCAGCAGACGTTGGAGATCTACAACCAGCGTCGAAGTGCTCTCGTCGCTCTGCTCACCTACGACGTGACTGCGCTCATCGAACGGGTCCCGCAGGTGACCGGAGCCGAGTTCGAGGAGGCTTCGGAGTTCGGTGTTCCGAAGGCCGTTCGTCTCGTGCAGAGCTACCTCTCGCTCGGGTACGACTTCCGGGACTACGACATCGCGACGCGGTTCACGTGGAAGTATCTGCGGGATCACGACGCGCGTGCGGTGCAGGCGGTGCACAACGCGATCTTGGAAGCCGACAACCGGCTGATGTTCCGTCGGGTCATGGAGGCGGTGTTCGACAACCGCAACCGGAACGCGGAGATCACCGGCGAGAACGTCCCAGTGTACGCGCTCTACAACGGTGACGGCACGGTTCCCAGCCCCTACAAGGGAACCACGTTCAACGGTTCGCACTCGCACTACCTCGTCACGAACGGGACACTCGTCGATCCGGGTGACCTGGAAGACATGTACAACCTGATCGCCGAACACGGCTATGGGCAGGCGGAGACCGGTACGCAGTACGTGATGCTGGCGAACAAGAACGAGGTCAAGGAGATCCGCAAGTTCCGCGCGGGTCAGACCACGAACGGTGTCGTCGCGAACTACGACTTCATCCCGTCGGCGAACAGCCCGACGCTGATCGTGCCGAACGCCACCGGCCTGATCGGCAGCCAGCCACCGGCCACATGGAACGGTCTGAAGGTCGTCGGGTCCTACATGGACATCCTCATCATCGAGGAGGACTACATTCCGCCGTTCTACCTGTTCATGTTCGCGACCGGCGGTACGCAGAACCTCAGGAACCTCGTCGGCCTGCGTCAGCACGCCAACCCGGCCCACCGCGGACTCCGTCTGCTGCCAGGCAACCAGCAGGGATACCCGCTGACCGAGGCGTTCTACTCGCGCTCCTTCGGTACGGGCATCCGTCAGCGTGGCGGCGCAGTCGTCGCGCAGATCAAGGCATCCGGGTCGTACGACATTCCGGACCAGTACGAGCGCGGTCTCGGAAACGGGTGATGACATGAGTCGGAACATCGACCTGACGAAGCCACTGTCCAAAGCGGACAGGGCATACCTCGAAGCCCGGAGTCGGTTCATCGACATCGCCATGGCCGACAGGAACAACCCTCCGTCGGGATCGGAGGCGTCTCCGGACACCGCCGAACTGACGCCGGAGGAGCGGTACCGGGCGATGAAGGTTCCGCAACTTCAGGCGCTCCTGACGAAGCGCAAGGAGCAGTACGAAGCGGACGAAGACGACGAGGGTGTCGAGATCGTCTCCTTCACCACCGCGGACAAGAAGGACGACCTCGTTCAGAAGCTCCTCGACGACGACGCCTCTTCGGAGGACGACGGCGACGAGGATTCCGACGAGGACGAGAACGCCGGTTAACAGCCGGGTGCGGGAGAGGTGGGGCGACTGGCGGCGCGGTCGCCCCACCTTTTCTTTGACAGAATTAGGCAGCCAACAAAAACCCTGGCAAGGAGGGGGAAGTGGCCAGCCAAGAGGAAATCAACGAAGTCCGCGACATGCTCGGATCGAACTCCGAAGCCGACGGATGGAGTGACACCAAAATCGGTGATCTTCTCGACGTCGGAGATTCGGCTATCAGCATCGCTCGCCGTTACTGGGAAAGCGCAATGGCGGAATCAACACATCTCGCCGATGTCGATGAATCCGGCAGCAGCAGGAAGCTTTCTCAGATCTTCAAAAATAAAGCCGCCATGGCCGCTTACTTCCGCGGCGCAGAGCAAGCGGAAGACCCGGAGAACCAACCGGGAAACCCCTCGTTTTCTCGTGAAATCAGGAGAGTGTGAGAAATGGGATTTCGTCTCGCGACAGCCCTGCGCAATGCGATCGCTTCGCAGGTGACAGGACAGATGGACGCCGGATCTGGTGCGGGCAAGATCTCCATTTACACCGGAGCACAGCCAGCCAACCCGAATACCGCGGCTTCGGGAACTCTTCTCGCGACCTTCACAACTGCTGATCCTTCGTTCGGGTCTCCTTCGGTAGGCACCATCACGCTTCAGGGAACGCCGCTCTCGGCGACAGGCGTAGCCGCGGGTACGGCAGGCTGGTTCCGCATGTTTGACAGCGCGGACAACCCCGTCGCGGACGGACTTGTGTCGGCGACCGGCGGGGGTGGACAGATCGAGCTGAACACGACCACCGTCTCCATTGGTTTGAACGTTCAGATCACGTCGGGCACGATCACAGCGCCTCTCGGGAGCTGACCATGCCGGATGTGACGGTAGTTGGAACTCCGACGAGTAGTGGGAGTAGCACGAACTCCACTTCTCGCGCTACCGGCATCCCTATCGGCAACCAGGCCGGCGATTACGCGGTGTGTGTTCTGGACAGGTGGTTTGGCTCGAACACGAACCCGGCTGTTACTTTGTCCGGATTCACATTGATAGATTTCGGGAGTAGTTCTGATAACGCTGCCAAGATTCATGGTTTCTACAAAAAGTTGTCCGGGAATGAGACGGGGAGCTATACGGCGAGTTGGTCCGGAAGTGCTTTCGCGGTATTGCGATGCATCATGTTGCGGAACGTCATCGACATCGGAGATCCGATAGTTTCCGCAATGCAGAAGGTGTCGGGTTCTTTCGGTACGGTGACCTCGATGGCCTTCTCCGCCTCCGCGGGAGACGCTCTCATTTGGGCGATGTACAACGACAGTACCGCGACGCACACTGCTCCGACCGGTTTCACAAAGGACATCGACGTAGACTGCTCCGCACTGGCACACCGGATCGCCACGACGACCGGAACCCAGACGGCGGCGAACGGTGCAGCCAGTAGTTCGAGTCCGGCAGCGGCCATCTTCTTCGGTTTCAAGAGAATGCCGGATTCGGGTTCTACAGCAACTCTCGCAGCAACCCTGCCGGAGTTCGCCGTCGACATTGACGGGCAGAGTCGGTCTTCCGCTGCGTTGTCGGCTGCTATTCCTGCTTTGACATCTCTGATATCTGCATCGGCAAGCTTGACGGGTAGCATGACGGCTTCCCTGGTGGCTATCGAATTTGATGTCGATGGAGTTTCACGAATTGTTGCCGGACTGGTCGCCACTATCCCGCAGTTCGACGCTGACTTCGACGCGTCCTCGGGATCTTCTGGTGCTGTATCCACTCTGGTGCCGGAGTTCGTGACCCTGTTAACGGCAGAAAGCAGATCCGCAGGGGCATTGAGCGGAACCCTGACGGTTCTCACTGCGGCACTGAGTGGCTCGATCGAGACGGAAGGAGCGGTCTTCTCAGCGGCTTTGCCCGGTCTAGACGCATCTCTGTCTGCTACCGCTCGTTCTCAAGCATCTTTGTCAGCGCTCTTCCCGGAAATGATAGTTGACCTGTTTGGAACGGTCGAAGCCGAACGGATCGCTGTACTCGATGCTCTGTTGCCGACTTTGGGTGCCGACCTCGACGCACATGCCGAGAGTGCCGGGTTACTTAATGCTCAAATTTCACAAATCGTATTCGAGTCAAGTGGTGAATTCGAGACTGACGAATACGGCGAACTAAAAGTCACGTTGCCCATGTTGCTGATGGCGGCATCTACTCGGAGGTATCGCGACATGGAAACACAGCGAGCGCTGACGAAGTCGTTCATCGACTCCAACCCGATCGTGGTGCAACTGACCCCGGTGACGAGAACCAAACTTCCTTCCGGAGGGACCACCACGGTAACGGGTGTGCCGCGGCCAATACAGACTTTTCGATTGATCCCCATGAGTCACACCACGATGCCAACCCGATCTACCTCCACTTCCGCATCGGCAGACGCGGGTGTCCAGCGTCGATACGACTACACCCTCTTGGGAGAGTGGGATGCGCAGATGGAGGTATTTGACTATTGGGATTCTCCTGATGGTCAGCGCCTGGTGATCGAGGCATTGGTCTCGTACAACGGATACGAGAAGAAGGGGCTCGTCATCTCGTACGGAGGTGACCCGGCTCATGCCTCGTCGTAGCGGTGTTCGGTTTAACACGGAACAGGTCTCGGCTCGACTCGAAAAGTTCGATGAAAGAGCAAACAACGGCATAGCAGCCGCTTTCGAGTTCGTCGCGCCGAAGAGTGCGGCCCGGATGAAGACCGAAGCGTCATGGACGGATCGCACAGGGAATGCTCGAAATGGTCTTTTTACCGCAACCGAACATCGAGGAAATCACCACTCGATGGTGCTGTCCCATGGAGTCTCTTATGGCATCTACCTAGAAGCCCGGAACAGCGGTCGGTATGCGATCATTCGACCAGAGATCCCGCGAGCGGCAGCCGATGTACAGCGGTTGATAAACAAGATTCTCGCGACTATGCCAAAGGGGTGAATTATGGCGGCACGGGCCGCGGTTGTCGACATCCTCGGAACTGACCCTCAGTTGAATATGCTCGGTTTCGAAGCTGATGCCATCTCGTCGTCAAACGCGACAGATACACCCTCGCGAGACAAGCCTTTCGTGGTAGTGCATTGGGATGACATGCCGTTGTCTGGTGGTCGCCCGGTGCACATGGTGTCGATCTGGTTCCACGTTCCAAAAGACCATGAACAGGATTACGGCCGAATCGACATGGCAATAATCAGAACTACCGAAATCATGACTTCGGCAGAACACGTCGAGGGTGATGACGGGTGGTCTCTGACTTCCGCTTCGTTTACCGGCGCATCCCCCGACCTCCTCGACGACGGATACAATAGCTTGACACGATACGCACAGTTCCGGTGTGCGTGTCGTAATTTGGGATAAGGAGAATTTATGGCACCCCCGAAGAAGCAACAGCAGACCGCACAGGAGGCCCCGATCGAGGTACAGGAGGACGCTCCGGCGTTGCCCCCGATCGACCAGGAGTCGATGCAGTCTGCGGCCGAACAGAGGGTCGACGAGACCCCGGACGACGAGATGACGAACGTCGTCCGCTACGTCGGTGTGGTGAGCGAACGCCAGATCTCGCGTGAGGACTGGGAGCAGGCCGGCGTGCCGGATCAGGAGGGAGTGGTGTGGCGAAAAGACCAAGGAAACTGGGTTTCGCTAGACCGGTTTTCTCCGGAAGCGATTCGGGTTCTCCAGGCAACCGGGGAGTTCCAGATCGTGCGCGACGAGAAGTAGTCGAACTACGCTGTGACAGTCACCGTTTACATGGGATTCTAGTCGAAGAGAGTTCGGGTTTGCTGGAAGTCAAGTGTGTTGACCGAAGGTGTGGAGCGGGACCCGGAGTCATTGTTCTCCATTACTTCGACTTGAAAACCGGAAGTATAACTGAAAACAAATCGTATAAAAACCCAAGACGGGAGATGCAAAAATGACGGCTCCGGTAACCGCCCTGCCGTACGGTATGCGGGATGTGAAACTCACTCGATACACCGACGCCTCCGGTACGGTGCTCGCGAGCGAGAGCATCGACCTGCCGAACATGCAGACCTTCAGTTTCTCGGAAACCGAGGAGTACACCGAACTCCGCGGTGACGACCGCGTTGTCGCAGTCCGAGGCCAGGGTGCCGGCGTCGAGTGGGAACTCGAAGCGGGCGGCATCGACTTCCGCGCGTGGGAGATCCTCACCGGCGGCACGGTGATCCTCACCGGCATCGCTCCCAACCGCAAGTGGACGCTCCGCAAGCGAGCGACGGATTCCAGGCCGTACTTCCGCGCGGAAGGCCGGGCTCTCTCCGACAGTGGCGGTGACATCCACGCGGTGGTCTACCGCTGCCGGGCGAACGATACGGTCGAAGGTGAGTTCGCGGACGGCGAGTTCTTCGTCACGTCAGCCAGCGGGCAGGGCTTGCCTCTGCTCGACGAAGCATTCGATCTCCTGTACGACATCGTCATGAACGAGACGGCGACAGCGATCGGCACAACGCCAGCCCCGAACCCGTCTCTCCAGGCTCCGCCGACGAACCTCGCCGCGGGTACCGCAACGGCGACCACGGTCCCGCTCACGTGGACAGCCGCGGCCAACGGAACACCAGCAGCAGCGGATTACCAGGTTCAGATGCGTACCGCGTTCAGCGAGTGGACGACGGTTGCGGACGCGAACCTGTCTTCTCGTACGACAACCGGGGCGACCGTCACTGGTCTCGTCACGGCGACTTCGTACCAGTTCCGCGTTCGCGCTGTGACCACGGTCAACGGTGCCTCCGAGTGGACCGCACCGGTCGCCAAGACCACTTCCTGATAACTACAACAAACAGAAACGTTGAGGAGCACGGAGATGCCGAACAACGAAGAAAACCCATTCCCGACCGACCACCCCATGCACGCCGTGTTCGAGTCCGCGGGTCCCGCCACTCGGGAAGTCCTCCGGGAGGAGATCCGGGTGCACCGAGACAACGACGATGAGCCGATCGTCGAGAAGACCCCGCCTCTTCCGAAAGGCGCGAACAAGTACGCTCCGTCCGCGTGGGCTGCTCCGCTCGAAGAGGACTTCACGGTTCCCTCTGGTGGGGTGATCCGGTTGCGACGAGTCGAGATCCTCGATCTCCTCGGTGGCGGACTGCTGAACAAGCTGGACTTCATGACCAGCATTGTTTCCGAACATGCCGAAAACGTCACGGCAAACCCGGTGAACAAGGAGAAGATCGTCCAGACTGCCGGTCGCGAGTTGTTCGCCGACAAGGAGCGGCAGAAGGGTTTCTCCGAAGTAATGGAGAAAGTCGTTATGCGGGTTGTCGTCCAGCCGCAACTATGGCCATCTCCTCCCGCAGGCGAAGAGCGGGTTCGAGGCTGCTTCTACGTCGATCAGGTTCCTTTCCAGGACAAGACGGCTATCTTCAACTGGGCTGTCACCGGGAAGAATCAGGAGGGCCTGACCCAGTTTCGCGAAGAGTCCGGCGAGTCTGTGGGAACTGTGGAACCTGGCCAAGACGTATCAGTCACGTCCGTCGAGCTTCCTGACTCTCCATGACCCTATAGAGGCGTACTACCTCGACCGGGCGGTTATGCATTTCGGGTCTAGTTTGGAACGAGCACTAGAGAAAGCAGTTGAAATAGGAAAGCGTCGGAAACCGATGAGCGATGCCATGAAAAACCAGAAGACGCAAGAAGTGTTGCGTCGATGGCTAGGCGAGAACTCGGTTGCTCCGCGCAAGTACAAGGACCCGGCCGCCAAGTTGAAGGAGCGCGGAAATGCCTGACTACAACCTCGGGCGTGCGCACGGAACGGTTGAATTCACCTACGATGGCGATGGCGTCCGACAGGCGAAAGAGGACGTCGATCAACTAGGGCGGAAGACCACTGAGACCAGTGCGAAGGTTCAAACCGAAGACGCTGCCATGCAGCAGTCCTACAACAACCTCGCCGCTGCGATCAAGAACCTTTCCGCTGAAGTAGATCGCCATGCGCAATCCGAGATTGTAGCCAAGGAGCGAGTATCCGCGGCAGAGAGGGCACTCAACTCTGTTCGACAGAGTGCCGACAGCACGGCTCAGAAGATCCGGGATGCCGAGAAGGCTCTTCAGCAAGCGCAGACACGCTCGACGGAAGTTTCGCGTCGGCTGGCCACATCAGTAGACGCACTTGGGACAGCTCGCAAGAAGCTCAATGCGATACCTGTTCGAAAGCAGATCGCCGACGAAGACACGTCCATTCTGGACCGAATGCGTTCGCAGTTTCAGCAGATCGAGACCAACACAAAGAAGTCTTCCGCTGGTCTGAACCTGTGGACGAACCGGGCGCGGTTGCTCATCGGTGCGGTTGCTATAGCGACACCGGGAGTCGCCGGACTCGCGGTCTCCCTCGTCGCGGTTGCCGGAGTGGCGGGAGTCGCCGCCGGAGCGTTGGCCGCGGCTGGTGCTGCTGCTGCCACTCTGGCGATCGGCACATCTGGCATCGGTGACGTCTTCAAGGCCGCATCCGCGGACATGAAGTCCGCAGGCAGCTCTGCGGCTTCGTCGGCCAAGGCGCAGCGGTCCGCGGCACAGGCGATCGAACAGGCGAAGCGCAGCCTTCAGGACGCAGAGGAGAATCTCCAAAGGACCCAGGAGCAAGCGGCTCGATCCGCGATTCAGGCTGCCCGGGCGATCCTCAGTGCCCAACGAGATCTAGTTTCGGCGCAACGCGACGCACAGCGAGCCCAGGACGGCCTAACACGCGCTCGACGTGAAGCTACCCGTCAACTGGAAGATATGCGTCTCGCGTTGACCGGAGGAGCCCTCGACGAACGACAGGCCCTACTCGATGTCGCGCGAGCACAAGCCGAACTCAACCAGATCATGCGGGACCCGACCGCGAACGAGTCGGATCGGCAACAGGCAATACTCAATCTGGAAAAACAGCAGCACGCGCTAGAACAGACTCGACTCGAAAACCAGCGCCTCGCGGACGACCAGGCTTCGGCAGCGGCAAAGGGTGTCGCCGGCTCAGACGCGGTGGTGTCCGCACAGGACGAAGTCCGGTCTTCGACGCAACGGGTTGCTGACGCGCAACAGGCGGTTGTCGACGCGCAGGACGAAGCTCGACTACAACAAGAGGAGTCCGCTCGGGCGATCCGTGACGCGGTTCGCTCTGTTGAGGACGCACAGCGACAGCTAGTCGACGCCTACGCCGACGCAGCGGAATCCGCGGCTGGTGCTGCTTCGAAGACTTCGGAGGCAATGCAGAACATCTCGCCGAATGCTCGTGCGGTCGTCAGCGAGATTCTTGACCTTCAGGACGAGTGGAAAGCACTAAAATTCTCGGTTCAGGATCGGCTCTTCGCGGGGCTAGCGGACGACGTCAAGCCGTTGGCGAATATTTATTTTCCGCTATTGCAAGAAGGTGCGGGCGGGATCGCCGACGGCTTCAACGCAATGATCAAAAACCTGGTTGACTTTTTGAAGTCGGCTGAGGCTGTCGACAACGTTCGACAGATCTTTGGTAACACCGGGAAAGCAGTCGGAAATCTTAGCACTGCCGCTCGCGATGTCTTCGCTGCCCTTCTGGACATCGCGGCTGTAGGCTCCGACTTCCTTCCCGGCATGGCGACCGACGCCAACAACGCCGCTGCTGGTTTCCGCGCGTTCATTTCCGAAGCTCGTGAAAGCGGAAAGTTGAAGGAGTGGATGCAAGGCGGCATCGACTCTGTCAGCACTCTGTGGCAACTGCTGAAAAACCTCGTCGGGATCATCTCGACGGTCTTCACCGCGTTCGATCAGGAAGGCGGGGGAGCCCTCAACACCCTGACCGAGTTGACCGGGAAAGTGCAGGAGTTCCTCAACAGTGCTGAGGGGCAAGAAGCCCTTCACGCACTCGGTCGAATCCTGGCTTCGATCGGTGGCGCTTACGGAAAGGTGTTCCTCAGCTTCCTGGAAACTGCGGCAGATCTTCTCGTTCGGCTCGAACCGTTCATCGTGGCCTTCGCTGATGCCGCGGGAATCTACCTCGCCGGAGCGCTGCAAGTGCTCGGTCCGATCCTCAACGCCCTGGCTGACGTGCTCGGCTTCCTCGGTCCGTCTCTCGGGCCGGTTGTCGCGGGTATCTACGCCGCGAACAAGGCTGTCGACGCTGCGAAGCTCGCGTGGGGAGCACTGAATACGGTCATGAAGGCCAACCCCTTCATTATGATCGCTGCTTTGGTCGTGACCCTGGCATTGTTAATTATCCAAAATTGGGATTCTATCACTGCCGCTCTTTCTGCCGCCTGGCAATGGCTGGTCGATTTGGCGAAAGAGGCATGGGGCTGGATCGAACGTCACATCGTTGATCCGCTCGTGCGTGCTTGGGATGCCGTCACGAAATTCCTGACCGATGTCAAAAACTTCTTTAGTAGTAGTTGGGAAACACTGAAGACAAATACGAAAAATGCGTGGAACAGTTTTTGGACCACGATCAAGGACACCGTAAGCGGGATGGTCCGCGCCGCGGGAGACGGTCTTGGGAAGATCGTAAAGTTCTTTATGGACTTGCCAGGAAAGGTCCTTGGGTTCCTGAAGTCACTGCCAGGCAAACTCGCCAACTGGGCGGGTGACTTGATCGACGGCATCGTTCGTGGACTCGGAAACATGGCACACAAGATCTGGCAGAAGCTAAAGCAGATCGTGAGCGATGCTTGGGATAGCGTCCTCGACTTCTTCGGGATTTCTTCCCCTGCTAAAGAGGGCATTTGGGCCGGTGAGATGATCGGGCAGGGTTTGGCTAATGGCCTCTTGTCCTCGGTGAACCTCGTCTCCAGTGCGGCTAACACTCTCGCTGAAGCCGCCTCGATCTCTGCGGCTACGTTCGACCCGAGCAAGCCAAGTGGTCTTGCCTTCGGCATGGGTGCCTCAGGCGGAACCGTGGTCGGGATGGATCTGCCGGCGACACGTGCGGCTACAACCACTTCGACCAGTACGACGAACTACTACATCGGCAAGGTAGAGAACAAGATCGCCGGCAACCTCGATCCGACAAACCCGACTGCGTGGCGACGGGCAATGGTCGAGATCAAGAACGGCGTCCGAGGAGTGGATCGAGACTATGCCTAGGCCAACCGTGTCAATCGGACGCATGGTGATGCGCGAAGACTTCGGTGTGTCCGAGACCGATGAGCGAGTCATGACGCTGTCTGGACAAGAGTCGGTACCACGGTTGACGGCAGCACAAGTCGCGACACGGAGAGAGGACTTCCTCGGGATCGCAGGGCAACTCGTGCCGGTTGTCTTCACCACGAAGACCTATCTCAATGGTTTTTATCAAGTCCAAGACACGAGTGGCGATGTCACAGACTGGGAAGATCCCATGCGGGTCTTCAAGTGGCAGTGTTCGCTACTACGACAAGGCACGGAGTCCGAAGTAGACATCGAGTCTCGACTAAGCGGAGCGATGACAAGAGCGAATAACTTCTCCGTGATCGGAGAACGAGTTCATGCTCCGGCGATCGGGCATCTTGCCTACTGGTCAGATGCCACCGTAACTTCGGCCGTCACACGCACAGCGGAAGACGGTGCGATTAAGGTCTACCGCGGGTTGGGGCTGAAGGTGAGCCCACGATGGGCAATCACCCCTCAGGCGTACTCTGCCGGTCGGGTTCGCGTTCTGGTTGACAGCCAGGAGCGTGCGGCTACCGCGGTGCGGTGTTCTCCGACCACGTGGGAGCTGTCCAACGGTCTCATCCGAGTTCGCCCCGGTGCCGCTCTCGACATCGCCGCGTACACGGGTGGGGCATGGAACACGAAGACGTGGGACGTACTGAACGCCGGGGTGACACTCGCGCCGTTCAGCTATGCGACGGTGCTCGACAACCGGTATGAGTCGGCCACAGTTCGACTCACCAAGTCTCTTGCCACCGGGCGGGTTTTCGTCGATCTGACTTTGCGTCGTGGGTTTCGCTTCGTCGAGATCTACGTACAGGCGGAGTTCGGCGCAACGCTGAAGGTTGCACGCGCGAGCACTGAGGCCGGCACTAACAGCCTTGCTGGCACCGTGGTTGCTTCTGCCAATGACGCGAACGGAAACAAGTACATTGTCGGAAGTGCCCGGACTTTCGTTGCAGATCTGAACGGTGGGATATCCATCGCGGCGACTGCGGTCCTTGACGCCTTCGTTGGTGTGGTTGCCGGTGGCACCGGAGCAGTTGCCGGGGATGCGGCAGCCGACCTTCAGAAGCAGTACCTCGGGGCTCCCGCTGAGTTGGTTCAGGCTGTGAGGCGATAATGTCTGTAACGAAGACTCTTCGGGCACTGGGCAACTGGAATCTGTCCCTGTCGGAGAGGATGCCGGCAGAGAAGTGGGACGCGCTCGACTACTTCGGACACATCGCGATCCACTCGGGACGAATTGACCCGCGAGTTGATGGGGACGCACTTCTGCGTAGTGCTCGTTACGTAGGGGTCCTTCGCAGCAAAAGTGAAAGTGGGCTTCCGAAGAAAATCGGTGGCCTTGATGTTGCGATGTGGTTGGGCGACCCAGACAACAAAAGCGATATCATCGAAGAGCTACTTGAAGTAACGGGCGACCTCGAAACAGTGGTCGAAGCGGTCATGGCCGGATTCGACGCGGTTCAGATCGGAACGATTTTCAACGTCGTCGGTACCTTCACGCAGTCTTTCCAGTTCCAGACTCGTCGACAGGTGATCGACTACATCGCGCAGACTTTTCCCGGTACCAACGCTTGGCGGGTCAACGGAGATGCCACTCTGGACATCGGGCCCGAGAGCAGCATATTTCAGGTAAATCCAAAAGTAGCGGTTGTTCGGAAGCCCAAAGCTATCCAGT